TAAACGGTTGGAATCTACCAACAAACATATTTACAAGCTTCTTACCTTGGTCAGGATGCTTTACTGTAAATACACGTCTAGCTTCATTTACAGAAGCTTCGATTTTATCTTTTTTGATATAGTTCTGAAAATCTAACACGTCACCTTCTTCTATTTTTGCAGACACATGTGAATCAATAGCTTCAACGATTTCATTCATCTGATTAACCATATCTTCCGATAGGATGTCTGTTGTTTTTGACCTCTTAGCTTTAAATGAGCTAAGCGTAATCTTAAACAGTTCTGCTAAAACTGGATTGTTAGTAAACCTAATAGTCTCTTCATTTTCAATGAAAGATGTATTAAGTTTGAATGATTCTTTTTTAGCAAAGTCTGCAGATTCAAAGTTAACGCCAATATATTTTGGGGCGTTTGATTTGATATAATTATTAAACACCTCTGACATAAGTTCAATGAACCTACGGTACTTGTCTTCTTTAACTAAATTGTGCTTCTTGAAATCGTATTCTGATAAATATTCAATTAAATCTACAATAGTGATTTGGTAAATATCCGATGACTTTCTAGGTTCTGCCGACTCATTAATTTTTCTAAAGTCTTCAATTTTAAACGGTGTCATTTTTTTACCGTCTACGAAAGAAACTACTAAACCTTCAATTTCACTATCTAAATTTTCTTGTAGTGCTGAATTTCTAAGGTTTGCATTAAAGATATAAAACAGGTCTCTAGTAAAAGAGCGTTCTTCATATTTTGTAGAAAACTCACCGTCTGTAAGTTCTAGCATCTTAACTAGTTCTTCTTTTTGATTATGACTTAACTGTCCTTCAAAAATAACCGGTGGTTGTTGTACCTCTAACTTTTCAGCCCACTTATTAAGTACTTGAGTATCTCTAATTACTTTAGATACAGTACCGTTTGTTGGATTTAATACTTGAATATGTGTAAGTACTAGATTGTTTTTAGGCAATAAAGAATACTTGAAGTTGGGTGTTTCACCATCAACTAAATAATCAAACCCAAACTTCCAATCTTTAGGCATCTCTTCTCTAATCTCCATAGGAAGACCTTTAAAATGCATAATGGCAGCTTCGTAAAAACTAACAATAGTTCTATCAATAACACTAAGTGGTGTTGATTGACCTGACTTGTAGTATTCGTTTTTAACATCACCTGCTTTAACGTGAAAAGACGACGCTGCTAATTTCTCAACAACGTGAATCTTTTGTTCTAGCATTTTATAAAAATGATTTCTAGAAGTTTCGTTATAATAGTCTCTTAGTTTCTTAAGTGCCATATTAAATTGTTTATCTACCGTATTTTATAATACCTAACAGCTGGTTAATCGCCGCAAAAGTACCGGTTAGTTTATATATTTTACCATTATATTTGAACACTAAACCTTCAGTAGGAATGATTGACTCAATACCGCCAATTCTATCTAACCTTGCTAGTTCAGCTTCGACCTTAGTAATCTGGTCTACTGAACCGCCTTTCTTAATCTTAGCAGCTTCTGTTCTAATTTCATTGTGAAGTCTTTGCATCTCAGCATCTGGTGAAGCAGCGACAAAGTTTGAAGCGTTCTTAAGTACAATTGAACCAAACTCTAAAAACAAGTCTTCAAATGGTCTAATGTTTTCTTTGTACTTTTTATTAACATCGGCTTTATCATACTTTCTAAGGAACTCCATTTGTTCTGGTGTAATCTCCTTAGCAACTTGTCTCATGTTAAGAGTTTTCTTATCACCGTATGCCCATCTTAATAATAAGCCTTCTTTAATATCTTGTGTTAGGTCACCGAAAGACTTTTCAATCTCGTCTCTCCACCACATTTCATGGTATCTTGAAACTTCGTCGTGACCTGCTAATTTGTATTGATTTTGAAGTGCATCAATCTTTTTCATAAAGTATGGTAACTTATCGTCGAAGTCTACATCTTTACGAAGTTTAAGCACTTGGGGTGGAATAATATTAAATACCTTACCAGCCTTTGCATTAACACCATCAAGAAGTTTTGCAATGTCTTTAGCTGATTTTGCACCCATATCTCCTATAATGTTACCTTCACCGTCTGTTTCTTTAATACCGTGGAATTGAATAACATCTCTGTCGTAATTAATAACGTTAGGATTCTTTGAGTAGATAAGCTCCATGTTCATGAAGTTCTTACCGTCGTTAAAGTACTTCATCTGGTCGTCAGCTGACAATCTTGAAAGTGAAGATGCTAAATCTTGAGCGGCAAATGTAAATGTATCTCTAACTAATTCCGAAGGGTGGTCAATGAACATTTGAGTAATACCCTTTAAATCAATAGGGTTTTGCATTTGGCCCTTGTTTCTAGCAAACATTACTGTACCGTCTTTAACTGTAGCAAATACGTTTTGACCGTCTGTCTTTTCTGTTGGCTCTTCATCAAATGTCATTTCACCTTGAAGACCGGCTGTAACAAACTTTCTAAAGTCATCAAACGTAAGAGACTTATCATCAAACGGGTGCATCATATGACCTGCTGCACCACCTTCAAGTATTAAATCATACGATGTATTCGTATTAATTCTTTCTATAAGAAACTCGTTGTACGTTGAAATTAGTTTTTTCATTACTTTACTTTAACTTTTGCTAAATATCCTTCAATTTCAGTATATTGAGATCTGAATTTAGTTTCACCAACTACTGAACCCATTGTAAAAGAAACCATAGTTCCTACTGGTTTTTTCATTGCAGTATTATAAGCGTCTTTCGCAGACTGTTCATCATCATAAACGCCTATAACCTTTTTGCTAGTTGCAGAACCCATTCTAATAGAATCTTCTAATTTAATAATTTGACCATTAAAGTCTGCCTTGTTAGTAGACATTACTACATATTTAGTTTCACCTTTACCTGGAGCATCTGATGCGAATTCACCAAATTCACTAGGGCTGGTAAAATAATATGAATTCATTAAACTTGCCTCAGTAAGGCTTTCTGACTCTGTAGATATTGATTCAGTATCCTCTTGGACAAATACAACCTCACCATCCTTAGATTCAACGTGAATCTTACAAGTTGGGTATTTATCTTTTAATACTGATATAGCTGCAGGTACTGCCATCGGAGTGTCTACCAATTCTTGGTGAACCACTTCTTTACCATCAACAACTACAAGAGTTGCTGGATAGCTAGCTGTTTTTGCTGCTTTATGAACTTTACCTTTATTGACTTTAGCCTCACCGGTAAATTCTTCAAATAGTCTTACTTTTTTCATTTGACTGTTTATTTTATTTTGACCATGGATGGTTTCTCTTAACCATATTAAATGCGTTAACTAAACCTAGTACATCTCTTTCTTTTTCAGAGTGATAAAGTCTACCTTCATCTTCAAAGTATTTCCAAAGAGCAGCTGTAGAGCCTTTACGGTGACCGTAGTCAACGTCCTCTTTCTTATCGTATGTAACTACATTATCTTTGTGAAGCCTCTCGAAACCCTTTAGAAACTCTCTATATTCGTATCCTACTAGTTCACTATAAGTGTTAAAGACACCTGTACCCTCATTTACAAATTGTTCGTAAAGCTTAACCTTTTTCATAATGCTAATATACAAAAAAAGAATGACCCATGAAAATTTGGGTCAAACTTTTTTAAAACTTTTTTATAGTATCTCGATTAACCAAGTAGTACCGTACCTACCACCGATTGACCACTTAAAGAATTGACCAGGTCTAACACCCATAATCATACCTTCACCTTCTTCAATTGACTTTAGTTCTTCTGAAAAATCAAAGCCCATATAGTCAATCTTATGAAGACCGTAAGAACCTTTCTTGAATTTACCAATAATCTCTGATTCAGAACCACTTTCATAAATAGTTAGCTTAACTTCTTTACCTTCTGCTTTTTTGATAAACTCTTCAGCTTCTTTTAGCTTTTTTTTATCGTAGCTTTCATTTACCTCTTCAGACTCTTTAATAGTCACTGGGTAAGTTTTGCCATTAAAGTCAAACTCTTCTTTACCATTATCTTTAGCTTCTTTAGCCGCGGCTGCAAATGCTCTACCTTCAGCTACTAGTGATTCTTGTAGTTGCTTTCTGATATTAGGGTCTCTCATAATAGAATTCATAAATTCAAGAACCTCGTCGAATTCAAAACCTTCATTAATGTGTGCTTGTACAATTGATAGGAAAGCTGACCTGAAATCACGTAGGTCTCTTGTGTCTGTTAAACCTGACATTCTTTTTGCTGTTTCCTTATCTAAAGCCTCTGTAACCGTATCGCTATCTTTACCAATTTGCTTAATTAAATCAGCAGCTTTTTGACCACCCTTTTTAAGAACTTTAGCAATTCTATCTGAATTGTACAGTGTTGTCATACCTGCTAATGCAGTAGCCATAGCCATAAGTACTTCAGTATCTGAAATAGCTTGGAATGCACCTTCTGTAATTTCGTCAGCTAATTTCTCATCTTCTTTATCAACAGACTTAACTGGGTAAGTTTTACCGTCAAATTCAAATTCGTCTTTATCGTCAGCAATAGCTTTTAATCTTGCAGTGTTAAACGCTGAACCTTCATTGATTCTTTCTTCTAGGTTACCAGCTTCTTTAGCCTCACCTAAAAACTTATCTAACGTAGACCTAAGTTCTGATGCTGATGAATTCTTTTTAAATCTAGACTCCATGTAAAGTGCAACAGCTTCTATAATAGCATAACCATCATACTTAACACCTCTTGCGATTTCAGTAGCTAGTTCATATACTTTTTCCATCATTAGCTTCTTGCTAATTTGAATTGGCATACCTCCCATCTCTTTAATAAAGATAGTAGGTGCTATAAAGTTTGCAAAGTTAATAGCTTTAGCTGCTTTGTTACCTTCTTCACTGAAGTTGGCATCAATCATTGCAGCTTTAAGAGCTTCTTTTAATAACCAACCAATTGTTTGATCTGCTACTACGTTACCACCTGCAAATGCCGGGTGAGCTGCCATAAATTTATTAATAGCTGCTAGACCTTTAACTGCAGATTTTTGAGACTTATCACCTAGTGCTTCGTTAACCACTGATTCGTTAGCAAACTCTTCAGCATTGTCCTCGTCTTCACCGTCAACATCCTCAACAGGATATGTTTCACCTTCAACTTCAAACTCTTTTTCACCCTTAGCAATAGCTTCAGCTCTTGCAGCTCCGAAAGCATTACCTTCAGAAGTAAGCTCTGTCATAAACGCTTCAATTTCATCTTCATTAATATCGTTAATTGATGATGCGTTGTACTTAGATAACAGCTCATTAAAGGCTGATGTAGAAGCTTCACGTTTAGTCGCAACTTCTTTTAGTTTTGTCTCTTCTCTTAATTGTGTTTGTAACTGAGAGAAAGACTTAAATGATTCAATCTTTTTCATTATATAATGATACTTTATTTTAATAGTATGATATCTTAATGTTATATATCTCCTTCAAATTTCACTTTTTTAACTTTGTATTTGAACTTCTCTTGTCGATATATCTTTTTGCGAGCAATAGCATGCCTATATAAGTAGTTCTGCCAGTCATCTGTTGTGAGGTCATCTACAAAGTCAATGATATTTACTGAATCTTTCGACTCATGTTGCCTTAGACCACGGCCGATAGATTGTCTGATAATTACCTCTGATTTAAAGGACTCTGTAAAAAAGATATTGTGTATCTTTTTAATAGAAATACCTGTTGAGAATGTACCGTAACTAGCAATAATAACCACGTCGTCACCTGCTTCCATTTTAGCCTTATATTCTTCTCTAATATCTGTGTTGGTACTGCCATCAACATAATAGATTCGCTTATCACTTCTTTGTCGTAGCATTTCATAAAGCTTTTTACCATGCTCAATCCTATGAAATAGCACCAAAGAGTTTTTAGGTATCCTAGCAATAACCTTTGTCACAAAGTTTAAACGACCAGGTGAGTTGATTACATAGTTCTGTTCTAATGGAAAGACTTCTTTTGAATCATATCTATTAGTAGCTAACTCCATAAAGGCTGTTTTAGTAGATTCCGTAGCGTAGTCCATTTCAATAATGTTTACGTTACACCCAGCAATGTGACCCTCTTTCTGTAAGAAGTTTGCTTTAATCTCTGTAATAAGTGGACCCGTCTGAGACATAAGTGTCAACCGGTCTAACGTGTTTTCTTTAGGTATTGTACCTGATAAACCGTATTTGTATTTAGCGTGCCTACACTTTTGTAAAATAGTCTTAATAGAATTAGACTTTGCCTTGTGCGTTTCATCTACAATTACAGCTTCAAAATCATCAAAGAATTCTTTAGGTTTTTTAACAAGCGACTGGTATGTACCTATCACTACATTTCTATTCTCTTTGATCTTTTGACCTGCATATATTTGCTGTACTAATATATTTACTCTATTTTCATGATTGTATTCACCAAAGTCTTCAGTTGCCTGTACAACCAAAGATACATTAGGCACAATAAAGAGAATCTTAGTTGCTTTTTCTTTTTCAAGCATATAAGCAACCGTGAGAAACGATATTAAAGTTTTACCAGCAGACGTAGCTAATTCAGAAAGTGACCTTCTAAACTTTAAGATGTTGTACGCTGCTTCAATCTGGTAGTCTCTTGGTTTGATACCATCTGGATGACCTTCAAAAAAGTCATTAGACCATTCCTCAAAGCCTTCCGCTGTAATATCTTTATCAAATAATCTAGTTACTCCATTAATCTTAATGTCGTACTTATACTGCTTACAAATTTTAGTGACCTCTTGCCATAAACCAGCTGGAATCCATTTGTCATCTTTAACATATGAAACGTAACCGTCCCAGATGCCTTTTTTAACTAATGGATTAAAGCGCCATGTTTCTATACGACGAGTCAACGAAATAGTGACCTGTTCAAGTTCAATTTCCGTTGCACTGTCTATTCGTAAGAACTGATTGTCGTCAGTTAAAGTTAGCTCCATTCATAATGAAACTATTTTTATTCTCGTTATAGCCCCTGTAGTTGTAGCTTATTACGAATGGCCCAACTCATATTATCTAGAGTCTTCACCGATTCACGCAAGAAATCCATCTGCGTGGTTAACAAACCAAGAACCATATTGTCTTCAGACATATCAGCCTTTAAAAATGATTCTTTTTGTTTGTCAGTTAATTTGTAGTCGTACTCAAAATACTTCAAGTACGAGTTTTTATATGTTTTAGAAAGCCTGCTCTCTTGTTGCTTAATCTTAATATTAAGTTGAGCAACCTGCTCAATAATAATTTGGCGGTAAGATGGAATCTCTACCATTGCCTGATTAAGTAAGTCAACATCCTTAAAACACTTAGCAAGTTCACGGATTTTTAAAGTCCACTCTTGACGTTGCTCGTTTAAATACGCGTCTATCTTAATTACTTTATTTTCTGTTGACATTAGAACAATGATGATTTGTTATTGGATTTTGGAATCCATTTACTAGCTTTCAGTATTTTCTTAAACTTTGGTTTATCAAACTTAATCTCTTTACCCTTATATTCGGTATCAAGGTCATCAAACTCGATAAACATTTTTAAATTTTTATGCTTCTCACTTTCTTCGTAGAAGTCATCAAATTCATCTTCAATCATTAGGTTAAACTCAATCATAAATACAAAGCATCTAACTTAGAGTTTGTAAAATAATTGCCTATATTTTTTAGAGCCGGTGACTTGAGTTCAAAGCACTTAAGTACTAAATCATTCAAGTCTTTTATGTCATCATTATATATATTCAGCTTATAATCCTGTAGGAATTTAGACCACATAAACACCGATTTACCCTTCTTTAATTTCTCTATCATCTTTTGCTTACCTGTTTCATCGTTATCAAACATGTAGCGAGTTGTTGGTATCTCGTCTATCTCTGTTGTTGAACGACCAGCAGTTGCAAGTGCCATAGAGTTCGACATAAACATAGCATCAAGAGGTCCCTCAAAAAGAGTAACGTCTCTGGTCATGTCAATGCGCATTACATTAAACAATGTTGAAATCTTGTTGATTGAAATAACCTCATCACCTTCAAACGGAAAGTCTTTATCCATTTCTGAATACAACTTACCCATATCATATGTAAGGTATCTTGATTTATACTTACCAAGTTTTCTACTTTGACAACCTAGTATTTTACCGTCTGGTGTTTTGTTTAATATCCATAGATTCTTTCCAAACGGTGAATATAAGAATTCATCAGATTTATGATGTAACGCTCTGCCCTTTAAATAAAACCATGCATAGTCACCAACTTCAATAGGCTGTGCTTTAAAATGTTTCTTGAAGTCTGATACTGATATCGCAGCCTCGTTGGCTTTAACATAAATACCATGCTTCATTGTTTCAATCTGCTTGGTTTCCGTCTTGCGGGACTTAATATATTCAATAACCTTTATAGAATCATCACCGTCTCTAAGTCTTAAATCATGGTCTCTTAGTAAACGGTATACGTCGCCATGTTCACTACAATTATAACAGTGAAATTGAAGGGTATCCCAATAAAGATTACATCTTTTTGCGTGAACATCTTTAGTAGAGTCACCACAATAAGGACAAGCCATGGTTAAACGACCGGGCATCTCCTTAATCATTTGCTTAGAAGGGTGACCATGCTCTCGCATGACCACCTCTTTTACTAAGCCTCTAATTTTACCTTTAAGTTCCTCTGTAAGATTAGATATCGAGTCCATCTAGGAATGAGTCAAGGTCGTCATCATCACTAACTGTTGTACTTGCCGTTTGTGTTGCAGGTGCAGATTCTGTAACTGCTGTCGCAACCGGTGTTGGCGCTGATTTAGGTGCTGTAACAGCTCCCATTGAACGTCCTGGGTTAGTAACGTATTGACTTAAGACTTGGTTTACAAAATCACGAACTGAATCGTCCCAAGGCTTGTACTCATATACTGAAAGTGATGGAGCACTTTCTAGTTCAGCTTTAATAGCTTGCATAGACTCTGGTGTACGTTCAGCTGGTACATCTCCTACCATAACTGCAGAAGTACTTGCAGAGAATTTAGATTTATCATAATTGTTATATTCACCTTGACGTGTGATGATTAGCTCAAAGTTTTTACCTTCAAATAGGTCAAATACCTGAGTTGGTTCACCGAATGCTGGTGATAATTCTTCGTCAATCTTTTCTTTGATTTTGTAACCAAACTTATAAATCATATATTGACCTTCCATTGATGGATTTTGTGGGTCTTTAATGATTTTAATCAAAGAGTAGTACTGCTCGCGGCGTTTAAGTTTGTCGCTCATCTTACGGTCTAGTGCTGAATCGGACTTACGTAAGCGGAAGAATGCGTCTTGAATAGGACACTTCTCACCGACTGAAGTAGGTGAATCAACTAGACGACCTGAACCTGATGGGTCAGTCAACCAGTGAACGTACTTGCGTACTAATGATTTACGTGGGTTTTCTGGATTTGGTACAAAGCGGATAAGTGCTTTATATGTACCATCTTTACCATCGTCTGCTGATGGTTTGTAAATTACGTCATTTGTGTTTGACGCTACTGCGTTATGAGTTTCAACATCGTTGACGCTCAAATTGAAAATGTCAAAATCTGCCATGTTCTTTAAATACTTTAATTTTGTTAAATTGTTAAACCTGTTAATTACCTTTTGAGTTTCTTAACTCTATTTATATATCTATTTTTAAAAAGGTTTCAAAAATAGCCGTACCTTTATTTAAAAGGCATATTTAGTTCCAGCTGTATCGGTCCAATTTGTCTCATCGACTTTGGTCAATCCCGCTTTCCCTAGAAAGACTAAAGCTTCTTCATTAGTAATCATTTCTGAATTTACCATCGTAGAAACTACTCGTCTTAGTTCAATTAATTGATTTGGTGTAAGTGTATCTTGATTCATGTATATTATATAAAACTATTTGTTTTTGTTTCATAATAACATACTACCTTATTATTTTTAAATATTTTTAACCTAAAATGAAACAAACATGCTAATACGCTCGTATAAGTTATGGTTTTAGGCCTGAGGGTAAAATACAGTTTAAAGGGACCTAACGTAAGACATGATAAAATAAGCATCTACTAGGTCATCTAGAGGCTTCATAATCTTTTTATCCAACTTAAACTGTTGACAGAAGTTCCATAAACCTGACTCATGATTTGACTCATCATTAATGTACTTTTCCCACATCTCCATCTTTTTCATATTACCCTTACCAGCATGTTTCTTAATTGTGGTAGGTGCATAGACTTCTAGTTGGGTTACATTAAAGCGATCAATCAAATATGATTTTAAGATTGAGCTAGCAGAAGCCAAATCAATAAGAGAGTTTGTTCCAAAGCGTGAGGTCCCGTAAGAAGAACCTTCAAAATAGATTTTATATTCTTCATCTGTGTTTGTATGTTCGGCGATTAAGTCACATACACCTTCAGCGATTGTACGGTGTCTCATGACTCTTATTAATTCTTGTTTATCAACATTAGGTTCAGGCTGTTCAATAAGAGTAACATCGTCAAGAAGATTCATCTCCTCCTGTAATGCTCTTTCCTTCTTAGTGCCTGTTTTAGGTTTTATATAAGAAATATAATATGGCTTTCCATCTTTTAAAAGACAGATACCAGGTGAGTTGATAGAATAATCTATTGCTACTAAATTCAAATTAAAACTTTTTACCAAGAGAAGCACCTAAAGCAGCGCCTACTAATCTTGAAGTTAGCAAATCGTAGAACACACCTTTTTCAATACCCAGTACCTTAGCGACAATCTTACCAACAGATTTACCTAAAGCAAAACCTGTAAGACCACCAACAATAGAACCTAATATTCCTTCATTAGTAATTTCATCATTAAGCTTATCGATATTGTAAGAACCGTCTTCATTCGTATACTCCATTAAAAAAGCATCAACAGCTTCATCAATTTTAGTTTCTAGTTCAGGCGTCCATTCCTGTTGTAGCGACTCATTGATAGACTGGAGGTCTGCTTGAGTTACGTTTTGTTCTTCTAAGTATGTTAAAAAAGTTTTCATATTATTATATATCACTGTAATTCGTTAATCAGATTGAACTTGTTATAAAAGAACGTTATGCTAATTGTATTAAATTCTGCAACGTTTTGTGCCATATTAAGGTCCAGTTCTGAAATAGAATTCATTATAGGCTTTTCAAAAACAACAGACATTACATGAATACCTTCAGCATCTAATAGTTGTAGCTTAAGGTCGTCGATATATGACTTTTCATTTTGTTTGTTATAATGATACAATAAAGCATCTGAAAGAATCCAATAGTTAATGAAGCCGTCTAGTAACTGCATTGTTACAGTAAGCTCTCTATTAATTAAATTCTGTATTGGTTGGTAACCTCTTTTATAGGTAAGTGTACCGTCGTTGAAACTTTGCTCAGAAGGTGTAAATGAAATACCTGGCATAGAAATACCTTGAATGGTATAATTGATAAAATCTATTGGCTCTTCAATTATATTACCAGGCATCCTATTTAAATAAGGACGGTACTTATCAGCAACCTCTTTAGGTATAAAGTTCTTAGGAAACTTAAAGTTA